AATGACTTGCTAGAATGGCACTTCTCAAAAGGGGACACATGAAACTCTCTGACCAAATCAAAGCCGAACAAGCCCGCATCCTCGCACAATTGCAAGACGCGGCGACAGCGGCAGGATTGCCCATTGAGGACACCATGACCCTGCGCGGTCGCTACCAGGCGGCAGAGCTGTATCTTCAGCGCGTGCTTCAGATGGAACAGGAATTAGAGGAGCTTCGCCAATTGGCAAAGCAGGCGGGACTTCTGCCTTAAAAATGCAAAAGGCGCACTGTCGCCACACAGTACGCCTTCCTTCGTCCAAACAACCATTATTCTAGAGGACTTGACATGCACAACTATAGCACACTCTCAAATATTTCCGCAAGCGCATGGCTCAATTACTACGATGTTCGCCGCGCCACTGGGGCAGTCATGGCGCATCTAGCCAGCCTCCCCTCTGCCGCCACCCCCGAAAAGCACACCGAGCGCGCCTATACACACGGTCTGCGCGCTTTCTTGGGTTATATCGGTGATGCACAACCCTCTGCCGATGTGGTGCAGGCTTTCATCGCGCATTTGATGGGCAACGGCTTGAAGGCGTCCACCATCGCCAGCAAATACCTTGCCCCCGTTCGCCTGTTCATTCAGGCATTGCTCGCCCAGCGTCCCGCCGTGCCGCTCGCTGAGCGCCTTTACTTGGATGACATGCGCGCCAGTCTTGAGGACGCGCTGAAGGTCAAATCGCCTAAGCCATCCACCATCAGCAACCTAGCCCCCCTCTGGCGTGCCGAGTTTAAGCGACTCTCGCTGAAGGAAGTGCAGGCGACGCTCCGCCAAATTGACCGTAGCACGCTGGCAGGCATGCGCGATTACGCCATGCTCCACGTTGCCTTTAGCACCGGCTTACGCATCGCCGAGCTTGCCCGCATCACCCCGATCAACATCGCCCGTGAAGGCGACCTAGCCCTGATCACTGTCCGGGGTAAACGCGGTAATGTTGACCCCGTTCCCATCAGCACCAGCGCCTATGCCGATGTTCTAGCATGGATCAAAGCCTATAACGCCGTTGTGCCTGCGACGCATCAAATCCTAGGCGATACCCCCATCTGGCAACCCCTCGCCAAAGCAGGCAAAACCGCCCTCAAGCGCCTAGACCCCTGCAAGGGTATATCGCATCAGGCACTACGCTCAATCATCGCCAATCGCACCCAAGGAGCGCTTGGAGCAGACCGCCGTATCAGCGCTCACGATACCCGCCGCACTGCCGCCGCCATCGCCTATGATTCAGGCATGGGCATCGCTGAGATTCAAGCGCTACTGCGCCACAAAAACGCGGCAGTAACCTTGCACTACGTTGGCACGAAGCCCGACCACGCCAGCCACGCCCTCGGTCTGCGCGTCTCATTCGCCTAGCATCCCTCTCCCCCAAACAAAAACGCCGGCATTCCTGCTGGCGTTTTTGTTCCCTGCGCTCCCTCTCAGCCTACGCTCGTCGCGCCTGCCTCCGTACTAGCAGAGATTATCTGTGGTATAGGAGCGTTTGCGCTCACACGGCAAGTTGCCGATTTTTGCCACAGCTCACAACCTCTCGGTAAGATGCCCCGCGCAGAATCCCTATTCTAGCAACTGATCACTCGGCTTTTTCGGGAAGGCTTCCGCGCTTGGCTTCGCTGGCGGCTGGCTCTCGCTCGCTGTCTGTTTCGGCATCTGGGAGCGCAGTTCGTTCAACGTTTCCGCGACCTTCAGCAACAGGTCGTCCAACTGCGTCGGGCTTTTCTGCACCGGCGCTTTCAGCGCTTCCAGCGTTTCCTTTACCTTGTTCGCTGGTATGCTCTGATGTAGCAACAGCGCTACTACTAGACCAGCTACCAAGCTCAAGATGTTTGTGACGACGTTCCAATCGATCATCTGTGCTTCCATCGTTCACCTCGCTCATATTCGCCAGCACCGCCTCAAAGATCGCTTGTAGCGACTTCTCAGCCCGCACTAGCTGTTCGTTTAATTCGTGCTGTGTGGTCAATATGACCGATTCCGCCGTGCGCCGTTCCTGCTCGCGCTGTCTCAGCTCCAACAGGGCTTTGTTTTGGGCATCCACTCCAATGCTAATCGCGCCTAGCGCCTTCACCACCGGCTCAAACTGCCGCACAATCCCAACCTGATGCTCAGTCAGCATTAGCGAGATGTCAATCGGTAGCGCGTGAACGTCGCCCTGAATTTTAGCGACGGCTCTGCTCTGCATCCCTAGCGCTTCAGCTTGCGCCATCACCAGCGTTTCGGTGCTGGTCGCTTTGGTGATCAGTGCCGCCAGCGCTTCGGTGTGCTGGTCGAACGCTTTGGTAAGCGACCCGAACAAGCTCAACGTCTTATCAAGGATTTTATTCTGCTGATTGTCGCCACTGTTGCGCCCGATCACCATCTGATACAGCACAAACAGCGTTACCAATCCGATGCCTAAATCTTTGATGTCCGTCAAGCTCATCATCAGTCCCTAAATGACAAGGCTTTGAACAACTGCGCCATCGACCAGCACCGTAACAGGCATGCCGACGATTTCCGCGCCGTTCCCAACATGATCCATCGGTGTGCTTCCCTGCGTGTAGCCAGAGAACTCGTACACGAATGATCCCGTCAGCGCGTCAGGGGTCGTAACCTTGAAGAAGCGCTTGCCCGGCTTCCCAGATGCAGGAAATAGCCAAGCATTCAGCAAGGTCGCGCCTTTGGAAGCGCCAATCTCCGGCACAAACGTGAATTCAAACGTGGCGTCGCGTGTGCCTTCCGTGCGCTTTGCCCATTTCGTCCCTAGCGTGGTAAAGCTGCCCACGCCATTGTTGATCGTCAGCTTGGCGCTAACGACCTGATCACTGATGTCTGTTGCCGCTGGCGAGGCGGTACCCCACAAAACAATACCGTCACACTGCACAATGAATCCGCTACTAGCCATTTCTCAGCTCCTTAGCTATGTCCTCGCCTATTCAGGCGTCGGCTTGGGTTTGTCGTCGGCAGGCTCAATAAAGCCCTCTTGAATCAAGAAGCTCAGTGCATCGTCGTTGACGTGGGCGAAGAACTCAGCGCTCACCACCTCACCGGCTTCTTTTGTTTCGTTCGTCTGACTATGGATCAGGCGCATGTTCGCCAAATAGCTTTTAGCACGTTTCACTTGAAAATCTCCTTAATCACCAGCTCGCACTTCACGCCGAAATAGTCCTTGCCACTCTCGGCAGGATACGAATAGATGCCCACGTCCATGCTCAGGTTCTCTATGATCGCGTCAGCGATCTTGCGCTGTGCGGCGATCACGCTCACATACGCCACCTGATAGCTGAGCAGATCATCCATATACGTTTCAATGCCCGCGCCTTGCGATGCCGCGCGCCATAGCAACAAGTCTACGACCCGCCACTGCATAGCGAAGCTCGCCCCCGCCATGCTGAAGCGTGCGCCCTCGCGCCCCTCGCTCGCATCGCTCAAAGGCGTCAGAATGCGAATGGGGAAGCTGGCAGGCTTCGACCGATACAGCGCCGGTGTCAGCCCTAGCACGCTCACCGCGCCCACCGTCACCGGTAGCGCCGCCAAAGCGTTGTAAATGTCCAGCAATCGGCTTGGCATCTAAATCGCTTTCGAGTATCGTCTTACTGCCAAGCGATATGAGCTTGGCAGAGTAGCCGCTTGCAGGATTGTGCCATCAGGCGAGACCAGCGCGCGCTCCGATTCTGTAACGCTCTGCCGCTTCTGGAACAGGTAGCAAGTCGCCTCAACGCACGCCTGCACCACGTCATCCGGGGCGCTCGCGCTGTAACCCCACGTACCCGCCACGCTGATGCGCAATCCCGCCCGCGCATTAGCGCTCCAACGTGCGCCATCTGTGCGCACAATCGCCCAGTAGGGAGCAGTATCTTCTAGCAAGTCCCACAAGCTCGCTGTCAGCACCGTGCCGTTTGCATCCGTCAGCGTCGTAACGCTCAATAGGTCATGGCTCAAAACCAGCAATGCCCCATCTAGCGCCCGTTCGTCGAATGTTTTGGTCGCTGTCACAGATGAGAATGTGCGCCCAGTATCGCGTTCCAGCATCGCCTCAACGCGATTCAGCAAGTCCGTCAACAGCGTATCGTCGGCTGTCTCGCCCGCTAGCAATCCTTGGTATGCCCGCACTTGGGCGAGCGTCGCGTACTTTGGCATCACATTCTCTCAGTCAGCTAATGCTCAGATTAGAGTTGGCGCAGGTAGCGCGTGCCGTCAGCATTCACCACACGCCCGTCCATGCGCTTGGTGAACTTGAAGCCCACTTGGTCGTTTCCCGCATACAACTCGTCCAGACGTTGCATCATCATGCCGCCGCCAAAGTCCATCACCCAATATGCCGCAGGGTCATAGAAACAGATCGTGCGTGCCGCCGCGGCGATGGTGGGCATGCCAGCCGCGGTGAACACCGGACGACCAAGGATGGTTGCGGGACGCTCTGAGAAGCCGGGCGACCACAAGTAGTCGTTCGTGCCAGCCGTGAACTTCAGCTTGCGGATGAACTGTTCAGTTGCCGGGTTCATCATCCACACCGCGTTCATGCGGTATTGTTCGGGCAGGCTGTAGTACAGATCGATGATTTCATCCGCCGTGATGAGCGTCGCGCTGGCGCACGTCACGCCCAAGGTCGCGCCCACGGTGATGCCCTGGGGTTGAGCAGTGCCGGTGCCGGTGAAGAACGCAGTGTTCTCCGTCAGCGTGAAGGCGTTCGCCGTGTCAGGGATCAGCACTTGGTTCATGATGTCAAAGCGGCTATCTGACGCCAGTTCCTGCGAGACCTGCACGATTTTGCCGTACTTGTACGGGGTGAAGGTCACGGTTGCGAACGCGGGATCTTGGTTGATCGGCAAAGCGCCTGCTTCAGCTACCAGCGTCGCCGCGATGCTGTTGGTCATGCCAGGCACTTCCACGCTGTCGGTGCCACTGTACGCCACCACGCGAGCGCCCGACCGGCGCATGTCCGCCTGACGACTCAGGCGCAACACGATTTCGTCGTGCAACAGTGTCGGCACCAGTGCGCCGCCCACACCCGCGGAAGCCTCGCCCAATGCCTTCAACGCGCTTTTGTCGTTGTGGCGGGCATAGCTCTCAAACGCTTTAAGGTACGATTGATCCTCGCTCACCGCAGTCACGGCGACAGGCGTCGCAGGGATGGCAGGTGCGCTTTTCATCGCCAATACCTCGGCTTGCAAATTTTCCAATTGTGCTTTCAATTCTTCAGTCATCAGATTGTCCTTGAGTTCTACTTCATCGGTCACAGGTTGATCAAGTGCAGGCGCTGGCACTGGTGCGCTTACCTGCACAGGCGCGGATTGCAAGTCCGCCTCTGCCTGTGCCTCTGGCTCGCCGCTCATGTCATCCATAAGCGCCTTGAGGCTCATCGCTTGCGTGCGTGGCTCTGCCGGGTTCGGGGTCAAAGTGGCGTCCAAGCCAAGATGCCAGCGCTTTACATGCTTGGCATTCCCAACTCGCTCGCGCTCCACCAGGTGAGGTGCAGTGCCGCTACTCCATCCCAATTTGCCCGCCTTTGCCATTTGCCAGATGGCTTGTACGTATTGGTCGCGCAGATTCAGGTAGCCCTCAGCCCACACGCCCACGTCAGTCTTTTTCAGCGCCACTTCACCGATTGAGTACTGCACTTGTGGGTCACGAGCGTGTTGAAACCACACCGCGGACTTCTCAGCCGTACCAAAATCAGTATCAGCAGTAAAAAAATCACCGACTAAATCGGGCGCATCGGCAGTGCTGAACAGCACCAAATAGCCGCCAATCTTGCCTTCTTCGTCGAGAGACTTCACCGCATCGCCGCTCAATGTCACTATTTCATCTGGCATACACACAAGCTCCTTGCCTCATCATAAAGCTATCATAGATAGCCTTTGATAACGAACATTCTACAAAGCCATTTCAGCCACGCGGCAGGCTTAAAATCTCGTTTGCCTGCTCAGCCGTGATTCGCCCCTGATTCACCGCGGCGACAATCGCCGCAGTAATACGCTCAGTCGCCACGCGCCCCATCACCCACACGTTCCGCAATAGCTCGTACATCACATCCCCCCTAACAGCAGGTCTAGCATCGCCGCTTCCAGCGCCGCCATCCGTTCTTCTGCGTTCGGTTGCGCTTGTGCTGGCGCTTCCACATAGCTTGTCAAGAAGCTCTGCACTGCGCCATTCTGGGCATCGCTACAATGCACCGTCGTGCCGCTCGGTCCCACGCTCACCCCGCCAATCGCCACATTCGCCGCTTCTAACGCCGCGTGAAGCCGCGCCGCTTCATAAATCGTCTCGCTGTGAATCATGCTCAAATCTCCATCAAAATAAATTGCACTGTCGAAGCTTTGAAGCTAGCAGTTGAGTCCTGCGAAACGCGCGCCGGATTGGTGCCACTTGCCGTGCGGTATTGCAACTTAACGGTCTGCAATCCAACGCTCAATCCTGTCCAAAATCCGATGATACTCAAGGGGTAGGCTACAGAGTTAGCGTTAAATGTGACCACTGGGTTGGGCGTGGTGCTGGTATATGAGCGCGTCGCACCACACACTAAATCGTAATAGCTTGTCGAGTTGGCGTTACTTCCCATTAGCGAACACAACGCCAGCAATGTGCCATTCCCCCCCAACAATGTGATGTCGGCTTTCAGGTTGGTGGCGTCCACATCAACAAAAGTTGTGGATGTGGTGCTATACCCTGTCGCCGTGATTTCATATTCCCGCCGCACAATCTGTTTGATAGATCCATGTAGCAGATTGTCCCGCACATTGCTATTCAGCATGGCGGCAGTCACTACCTCTGCCGCGCTCCATGTCCTCGGTGCTGTCCAAGCCATCATTACCCCCTATAGCGCCAGTGCGCTTGTCTCGCCCAATTTGCTGTATGTCGTATCGTCCAGTGTCCACAAGACCAGCATCGTGCTACTCGCCAGATACAGCGTCAGCATATGTCCCGCGTCGTTCACGCTGTGTTGCTCGCCAATGATGCTGTAGCGCCCATTGTGACTGCTATAGCTATCCACAATGCTGATGGTATCGCCGATCGTCAGGCTCAGCACATCGTACCCATACCACTCATCTTCTTTGATGGGCAGGCTAACGCTGGAAATGCGCGGAAGAACGTCATTGCGCACCTGCACCAAATGCCGCGCCATGTCATCAGCAAACTTGCCATCGTTCACCCCGCCAGCATCAAACGCATACACAACCCGCCCATAGTCCGCCGTGCGCTCTGCATCGGCATACACTGCCACCTCAGTCGCATCAATAATCAGTGGCGTTCCCAATACAGACAATGCGCTCACCGAAACTGTGCTAGACCCGCCATTCGTTAGCTTCAGCGTCGCTTCCCTTGCGCTGGCATCAAAACTGATGAACAGCCGATCTACCCCCGTGCCGCTATAGCTCACGCGCCCCGAACCATACAGTGCCGCCCGTTTGCCCCCCACCTCATACGAGACGCGGAAAGAACGTTCTTTATTAGGCTCAATCGTTATCGGTAAATCAGCCGCCGCCCACAGCACCGTATCTGGCGTCCCCACCGTGCGCGGTGTGTAGCTCACCTCTGCCGTTGTCGCCAGCATATCGCCATACGCCGCCTGATACCCCTCAACCGTCTCAAGGCTCAAACTCACCAGCGCCGTGCGGTTGCCCGCGTCATGATAGCGATTGTGCATGGCAAATTCGCCCGCCCGTGCATCCCAAAAGAAGCGCCCGCCGCACTCGCTTTGCATGATGTCACGGGCAAACCACTGCGCATTGTTGCCCCTGCTCGCGCCCTGCACGTCGCCCACAAATGCCAGCGTTGTGCCGCCAACCTCAAAATCAGTCGGCGGACTAGAGGGTAAGCGCGTACCAGTGCCTAGCGCCCCTACATCCAAAACCCAAAAGTAACCCGTGTAGGGGTAGTGGATAATGCCGGCATCCATCAGCATTGTCAGCGCTTCATCTGTGCGCTTGTTCAGCGCCAGCACTGGCGTATAGCTGGCATCCAACAGCCTCAACATCAGGTCTTGGCAATCTAGCACCGTAACAGGCATGCCCGATTCACCAATCTGAGGCTGTATCATCGTCACGTACCCCACCCACAATTGATGATAGTCCGTCGGATGTTCGCCCGTGATCGTCAGCTTGCTTGCGCGCACCCTCACCAATAACTCGCGCCGTAGAAGTCCGCGATATGCCGCGCCCACCTTCTCTAGCAAAAACTCACCATTACGATTGTCTAGCACCACACGGCAACTGCTCGGTGGGGCAACCAGTTCATCAGGCGAGCTAAAGCCCGCCGACCAGTCTAGCGAGATAACAAACGCGGTCACGTCAGCCAATACATGGCTGTATGTGCCGTCTGCCCCTAGGTCAATATCGACCTCATACCACATGCGAGAAGCGCCTTTCTAGCAAGCCTTTCGCCGCCTCATAGCCCGCTTCCCAGTTCTCAGCGCGGATGCCCTCACGGAAGGCTTCCTGCTCATCATCCGTCAGCGCACTAGCTTCAAAGCTCAGCGCCTTAGTCGCCTTGCCCTCATCAGCGCGACGCTTCGCCACTTTGCGCCATAGGTTCAGGTCGTCAAGCGCTTCCTGCCGTTCGCGGCTGGCGGATGTGGTTACCGCTTCGATGCTGGCAACAGGCGGCAGGTACACATCCCAAGCCTTCGCCTCATTCGGGGTCAATACCTCACTGGGCATCTGCGCCGAGAATCCGAGCGCCTCGCGATATTCCTCAATTGTCAGCGCGCCGTCCCTAAACATCGTCGCTACTTTGTCGCTCTTATCCACTTCCAAGCGCTGGAACACTTCCAAGCGCTGAGGACGCCATACCAGCGCCATGCCAAAGCGCGCAAACAGCGCAGGATTCAGCGCCGCGGCGATCTGCTGGCACAAAGGGATGATCGTCTTGTCATAAAAGTGGATGTCGTCTTGGCTTGCGGTCGCATAGTTCGCCGCGTTGCTCATAATCAGCGAGTGCGGCACGCCCAAGCCGGTAGCGATGTCCTCGCGCTTCTGGGCAATCAGCCCGGCATAGTCCATCAGCTCATTGCGTAGCGGTGTTACCTTGACGTTTGACCCCGTGAACACTGCCCCGAATGCGTTTTTAATCCCTAGCATCATCCGCCGCAACCGCGACTTGATGCTTTCCTTGTCGCTTTCGGGCAGATTGTTGTACCCGTCAATGCTAATCAGCATCGGATCAATTGCGCCGGTGCTAAAAAACGTCTCATGAACTTTGCCAGATTGCCACAATATCTGGGCACTCTGTAGCGCCCGTGTCACGATGCCCACGCCATGACCAACCTCGCCTTCAGCATTAGGCGTCCAGATCGCTACCAATTGCTCAGGCTCAATCCGATACAGCTTGCCAACAATGCTTCGCGTGTAATGGGTGACTTTTCCCGCGCTGTCGAACTGTGGCGTGATGGTTGCCGGGTGCAGGCGTCTCAGCGTGATATTCAGCCCATATTGATTCTGCATGATTTCGATGTAAGCCGCGCCGTATCGATCAAGATCGCCCACCAATGACGGCAATAGCTGAAGCAACTGCTCCACAAATGCCAGCCCGCCATAGTTGCCCTCGCTCGCCTGCACCTCATCCCCGCGCACCACGTCAAAAGGCATCCTAGCCACCCCCAGTTGACGCAGTTCCAGCGCCCGCGCCAGATACGGCACACGCACCACCAGATCACTGATGCTGATAGCGTCCTCGCTATTAGGTTGCCATTGGCTGAGGGGAATCGCAATTTCGCCCGATTTAATCCACATAATGCCCTCGCAGAGAGTCTCTACATTCAGACTACCACGCGCCCGCTTTCATAACGAACACGCCCCTAAGCAAAATCAATCACTGGACGGTGGATGATCGCCTGCAATGCCAGCGCCCGCGCGATCACCGTATCATCGTGCATGCCTGAAGGCGCACTATAGCTATAGCTTCCATCCGTGCGCCGCTTCGCCTCATACACCTGTAGCTCAGCTTTGCCTATCTCATCCTCTAGCAATGCCACGTCACCGCGCTCCACTGCCAGCGCCAGCGCCTGAATCAATTGCGGCTTGCTCTGTGCCGTGGTTGCCCATCCCCGCACCGGCAAGCCTGCGCTCTGCAATGCCTCAATGTTCGGCGCTCCAATGCTGTTCGATTCCGCATAAATCAGCATCGGCTTCCAAATGTCTGCCAGCGCCTGCAATCTACCGCGCTGAATGTCATAGCCCACCTGCCTGAAGCGCACCAAAGCCACCTCGTGCTTCAGCCTGGTATCAATCACGCTCACCGCCGTGTAGTCATTGTCGCGTCCCCAGTCCACCCCGAAGGCGAACGCCCCTGCATACGGCTCGGCAGGCTTCAACCTGCACACCGCCTCCAAATTGCGAAACACCGCGCCCTCACCGCTCAAAAACTCTGCCGCGATTTCCTCAGCGAATTCTTTTTCTGTCAGGTCGCCGCGTGCATCTTCTATTTCATCAGGCGAGATATACGGATTGTCCCAAGTCGGAGCAGTGAACGACGCCCACCCTTTACCGCTCAGCCCGCGCACATACAGCACCTTGAAGTCATTGTGACCACGCGGCGATGACATAATCAGCGCCCCGCCTCGCGTGTCCATCAGCGTTGGGCGAATGACCTTGCGCCACACAACCCCCAAATCAGGGATGAATGCCGCTTCGTCGATCACCACAAAATCATACTGGCGACCGCGCGCCGCCTTGCCATTTTCCAGCGACCACATTTCGATACTGCCGCCGCCAAACAGTTCCAGCGTGTGCGCTTGCTCGTTTTTCGCCTTGGTCGCAGGCGCTAACAGCTCTTTCAGCGCGTCCCATGTCTCGCTTAAGTTTTTATACGTCATGCTGAAATAAGCGCACTTTTTGCCTGCTAGCGATTCTTCGCCAATGCGCCTGATTGCTACAATCGTTTTTCCCCAGCGCCGCCCGCATGCCAGCACCTTGAAGCGCGCATCTGAGTCAATCACCCGCTGTTGTCCGGGGTGATAGGCAGGCATCTCCACCCGCCGCGCCAGCACTCGCGCCAATGCCGCCTCTGCCAATGACTTGCTAGTATGCAGGTTCTGCACGCTCATTTTTTCAGCTCTGCCACGATGATCGCCAACAAGCGCGTTTTCTCAGCCTTCAACACGTCCCGCGCTGTTTTCCAGCCCACCCGCTTATGATAGGCACTCTGTCGATTACCTTGCACATACGGCGCATAGCTGGCATTGTTGCCCACTATCGTCGATAGCCCTCTCTGCACCGCCGTCCAGCGCTGGGCGAGTCGCTCGCTATTCGGACTAAGCCCGCGCCGATACGGCACTTCAATCCGCCCCGTTCTCAGCGCCCAGAAGAAGAACTTCCTTTGCTTTGCCGATACAAAGCCCATCGCCATCCGCTTGCGTGGGGGATAGATCGCCATCTTGCCCTTCAGATGCAAGCCCGCCGCCATCAGCCCGCGCTTAAATCCGCTCAGTTGCCCAACGCCTGATAGCAATCTCGGCATCGGCGATTTAGTGACCGTTACGCCCATCACACCACCTCATGATTTAGCCAGCACCGACAGCGAGGGTGTGCAGGCGGTGGGCTATCCCATCCATCACCCTCGCGTCTACCATTACGCGGACCGCACACCGGACACACCAGCTCATCATTCGCCGTCTGCCACGTTGCCACCAGCACCACGCCTTGCGCCGCCAATTCCCGTACCTGTGCGCGTTCGCCTTCCACGCTCGCCCGTGTGACCTCAGTCACCGCTATCATCTCTGCCCGCACGGCTCCAAAGATTTTCCCTAGCCGTGCGCTTAACTCGCCCGTTGTGCGCGCCGATTCTGGCGCACTGCTGTAAAACTCGCTAATGAGTCTTTGCAGGCTCGCTTGGCTCGTATCGCGTAGCCCGCGCACTAGCTCAAAGCTGTAGCTCGTCGCCCATTCCGCCGCGCCCAGGTTGACCACTGCCGCACTTCCCACCGCCAGCGCTTGTGCCTCTGCCGCCCGTAAAAATAAGCGCTCCAAGCGCCCCGTCAGCACGCCCGCATATTGCCGTTCCAGCGTCACCCAAAACTCATCAGGGATAGATGCCAGTGACACCGTGCCATTGCGCCAGCCATCACCCAACAGCCGCCTCAGCTCGCGCAACAAGCGGTTGTGTGGATTGATCAGCGCCCGCGCCAGTTCCCGCTCCAATTGCGATCTCTGTGCTACGCGCATTAGTCTCTGCTCCGTGCCGGTATCGTCCCCGGCGTAGTGCCGCCATTATTGCGCGTCACCCGTTCCACTGCCTTGCCGAAGCCGGGCAGGTTCGCTAAGCCGTTCGGATCGTCTAGCACCAAGCTCACCCGTACCGTCGCTTTGAATTCCTGCGCCCCGATCGCGGCGAGGTCGCTCTTAATCGCCTTCACGCTCTCGCTGGAAGTCGTCAAGTCCTCGCTTAGTTGTGCCGCCCCCCCGCCGAGCGGTGACCCCGATCCCGCCAATTGCGTGCTGAGGTCGTCACCAGCCGCCATGCTCATACCGCCCACTGCTTGCAAACTCGTACCGCCGCCCGCCGTATAGCTCCCCGGCAGGAACGCGCTACCACGCCCACCCGTAGCCGCATACACTTGGTCTAGGCTCAGCCCAGTTGATGCCGCAATGCCTGATGGTGTGTCCCCCGGATTGACCGTGAAGCCCGTACCGCCGCCGCCGCCCAGTCTGAAGCCGATCGCCGTCTGCACATTGCGGATGATACTGCCATCATCCAAGCCCGCCATTTGCCCGCTTTCCAGCGCCGCCAATGCCGCCCGCATCGCCTTGGTTGCCGCTTCAGGTCCCAACTGCTCAGCGATGGCAGATAGCACCGGCGCAAATTGTTGTTCAAAGGCTTGGCTCACTTCAGTCTCGCGCCCCGTTGCTAGGGCAAAGGCATCTTCCAGCTTCGCCCGCACTTCGTCGTCATCAATGCCACCTAGCACCATGTCCGACAGCTCACCAAGCCGCCCGCCGCCCTGTTGCCCAAATAGCTCGCTCAAGCTCATGGCATTAAAAGCTTCCGCCGCATCCCACGCCGCATTAGCCAGCTCGCGTGTCTGATTGATGGCATTGCCTAGCCCATCAAGCAAGTTGCTCGCTACCTCCATGCCTATGCGCTGTCTGCTCCCTGTTTCCAGCTCGCCCATGCGCTCATCACGCGCCATGTCCCGCGTCCGTAGCATCTCGTTCTGTACGCCGCGCTCTGCTTGTATCCGTGCCTCTGCCGCCCGCATCGATGCCAGCATCTGCTCTTGTGCCACTGCCTGGGCAACCTGCCGCGCAACCACGACTTGAGTCTCGGAGATGCCGAACGATTCGCGCAGTGCCAGCGTTTGACCCTCTGATAAGGTGTTTTCTACAAAGCCATTTAACAGCTCGCTGTTGGTCGCCGCCAGCACGCTAAATTGCGTCGTCATGTTGCGCCTGAACTCGCTACCAAGCAAAAAGTCAGGGTAGCGCGCAAACGCCGCTTGCATCAATCGCGCGCTCTCGCTGGCAGGATCACCGATGCTATCCGCCACCGATGCCATCACCCCATTGAACAGCCCACGCGCCTGCGCTTTCATAGGATCATTCGCCGCTTCAATCATTGACCCTAAACTATTCGTCCAGCTCATCGCGCCCAGTTCCAGCACCTGCGCCCCTGCTTCAAAGCCGCTCGCCAGACCTTGCCCCGCGTCCTGCTGAATATTTACCAGCCGCGTTTGAAGCCGTGCCAAAGCCGTCGCGCCCACATCCGCCGCCGCTCCCAGTCGTTCAATGCTGGTCGCGCCAATCGTCATGGTCGCCATCTTGAAGGCTTCTTCACGATTCAGCGCCTGCCCGCTCGCCAGCAAGCGCTCAATCTCCTGCCGCACTTTGCCCGATGAGATACCAAACGCATCCAAGCGCTCAACCGATTGATTCGCCAGCATCAGCCCGAATTCCTCAATCGCCTGTGACGCGCTCATGCTAGGATCTTTGAGCTTGATTGCCATCTCAGTCAGGCGTGCCACTTCATCGCCCGATTCAGCCAAGCCCATCTTCATCAGCCGGCTCGCGCCACTCATCAGCGTCATGTCGTCCACTACGTTGCTGGTCACACTGCGCAGGTTGCCTAGCACCGACTCATAGCCGCCCGCCGTACTCGCCAATTGGCGAAACACAGCGTCGGTAGCATTGGCTTCATAGCCCAATTGCGTCAACTGCACAACCATCTGCCCAAGCTGTAGCCCTGCAAATGCGCCTGCCGCCAAGCTCGTTGCCTTACCGAGCAAGCCCATGCCCTCAGCGCCATCGCCCGCGCTGGTGCCGATGCCGTCCAGCGCCATGCCCGCCTTCTTAGCGCTGTCATCAATCCCCGCCAGCGAGTCCTTGACGCGCTTGATCGGTGAGGATGCTCTGTCATCGCCCGTCAGCGTTATTTTTACTTGGTAGTTTTCGCTCATTTGCTATCCCCCTATTGAATGGGCTTGGCTTCATACACATCGGGCAAAGGGAACACCCGCAGGTCGAGAAACTTCACTGAGCTACCAGCGCCGGTGCAGACTCCAAACGGCACAAGCGCCCCCAAGGACACAACCACATCGCGCGCTTCTCTAACGCCCCATGGGAACTGCACCACCCACACATATTCTTCATTGTCGTTAGTTAGCTGTGGAGGCAGTTCAATTGTTGACCCCAAATACGTCAAGCGCCCATGCCAGCGCACATCAGCAGGCGACCAGCTTTGTCGCTGGCAGTTCTGCCGCCCAGTGATCTTAACCATGTATCGTGTGCCGCCATACGCTTCAAACTCTGAGCTATTCCAGTAGAACGACCCCGCCCTAAAGCTAATATCTAGCTCGCATAACCCGCCTGAACAGCGTATATAGTTCGGGAAAGCATCCGATGAGCTGTTCCTGAAGGCAGGCACGTAAGAGAACTCCCATTCCCAAGGCGCTGTATATTCGGTGAATGTGCTTGAGTTCTGGCTTGTGTAAGTGGCACTCTTAGCCTCAGTCCCATCCAAGAAGGGGTTAAGGTTGATGAAGCAAGATTCCATCCGCAATTGCCCGCGCTCATTGGCACACGCTAAATCTTCATTCAGCACTTGGCGTGTTGCTGTAGCGGCAACAGTCGCTGTAACTTGGCGTGTTGCTGTCGGGATGCTTGTCGCTGTCGGGATTGCCGTCTGCGTGGCACTGGGCGCAATCGTCGCTGTCTCTGTTGGGCTAGGCGTCGCTGTAACGACGATCACCTGTGGCTTACATGCCGCCAACACCACCGCCAACACTAAAACAATGAACATTCTCAATCTTGTATTCATTCCGTTGCCCTCGCAGATAGTCTCTACAATCAGCCTATCATGTGCGCCCGCCGATAACGAACACAACAAAAAAGCCACCCTTATCAGGTGGCTTTTCGCTTGCTAGAAAGCATCTTCTCTTAATCGAAACGGCTTGATTCAATCACCGCTACCGCGTCCGCCGTCAGCGTCTTGGAGTCCGTCAGCGCCTTGGTCAGACTGGTGTACTGCTCCACCCGCCATAGCTCATAGGCTAGTATCTCGTCGCGCTCATCGTCGGCGAGCGCTTCCCACTGCGCCCAGTTCCAGCCTCGCGCCCTAAGCGCCTTCGCCCTCAATAGCTGGTAATCCGAGAAACGTGGTCGCGCGACTCTCCAACCGCGCTTTACTACCATAAGCCACTTGCTGAAGCAGATTCGATAGCGCGTTCAGCACGCCGCTGTCCAGCTCCTTGACGATCTTCACCGCTTCATCCATCGGCGCATGTGCCAGCTCGGGAAGGCTTCCGCCGCCCTGAAGCGCCACTGCCAGCCGCCGATACGTGCGCTCGTTCGCCGCCTCAATCTGTGCCGCCCGGAACTCTGGCGAGTCCGTAGCCGGCTTATAGGTTTTTTTGCCAGCTTCCATCACCATCTTAAGCGGTGCTTCAGGCTCACTAACGGACAGCCCTATGTCATTCCAGCGCGCCCAAGACAGCGTCGCCACGCTCACCTTCACGTCTAGCCCGTAGGCATCATCAATCTGCACTTCTATGACCCTCGGCTTGAGGGAATCTAATAGGCTCATTTGCTCTCCATGATCAACGTCACTATCTCTGCCATCAATTCGCTAGGCTCAACGCCCATCTCCCGCGCCTTCTGCGCCACTTCTGGCGGCAGTCCGAGCGGTGCGCCGTCCTCGCCTGTTAGCTCTGTCCTACGGGCATAGCCGCGCTTCTTGCCCAATGTCTCTAGCGTGAAGATGATCGCCCGCATCTCGCCCGCTTCAACCGCTTCGCCTAGCTTGCCCTCTGCCAAATCAACCAGCGACTCACGCGCCAGTACCTGTGCCGCCAGCAATTCAGGGTATTTCTTCAGATAGTTGTACAGCGTCTGGCGATCACAACCCAAAGCCCGCGCCGCCTCGCTCACAATCCCTCTATGAGATTCAAGCGCTAACCGCACAGTTCGTTTGTCAAATCGCCCTCTGCCTGCCATTGTCCTATGCCTGTCGAATCATGTCTATGAATGCCCTGAATCCCAACAAAGAAGTTTGCACTATACGAACTACGCCGCTAACCGATAGCCGCGTCTGCAATTCCACCCACCCACGCGGCACAGCTTGCCTTCTTTCGCCAGCTCGCGCATGTAGCGCCTCAAACTTTGCTCCGTTCTCGGCACATCAATCCACGCCTGAAGCTGGAAGGGGAACACGCCCCTATCTTTCGGCACGCCCCTTTGAAGTCGTTTCACGGTCGCTAAAATCTCGTCAGCCATCGCCCGCCCGATCTACTTCCGCTTTTCGTCCTCGTTGCGTTTCGCCAGCATCGCGCCAATGTCATACAACTGCACGATGACCACGAACACCAACAGACTCAGCATCAAGAACCCATCGGCAGGGACGAGCGTCCGCGTCAGCATTGCCCCTGCAAACAGCGCTAGCGCACCCATCAATGCCAGCGCCCCCAACAACGTCATCAAACCCCGTACAATCATCATTTCGCCTTTCGCATCTACTGTAAATATCTTCGCCGTTATCGCCCATTATATCCCAAATATATCGCAAATGCACTCAACCCCACGCACCAACTGAGAACAACCTTTCTAACAAGCAAAAAGCCACCCTCATCAGGTGGCTTTGGCATCATTCAGCGCCTTATTTGCTTCTCTGGCGTCTCATCTCAGCCAGCACCTCGCGCCATTCTTCAATCTCTCTGCGCCTTAGCTCGTAGCGCTCTTGAATCCGACGATCCTCGCGCCAATGTTCAACGGTTATAAAAACCATGCCGATTATACCTACGGCTATACTAGCTAAAGCGATAAGGCTATCCATCATTCACCCTCGCTCCCTAGCGCCTTCACCAGCGCTTGCAGGTGACGAATGCGCAAAGCATCTCCGTTTCGGTCATCTTCAATACTTAGCTCAAGGAAAACCCACTTTTCGCCGCGTGAGGTCAACCAATCCTCATTTGGGATTTCGATTTCTAGCACGCAGGACTCATCCATGTAGGGGTGCAGGCGCTTGAGTGCCTCTTGAATCGGCTCTGCCGCCGCCTTGATGCTAGCGAGTTGTTCCGCTTGCTTGTCAAATTGCGCTTGAAATTCTTCAACTTGAGGAATGATAACGTCCAGAGCGCCTATCATAGCTATAAACGTTAGCATCGTGGTTGTGTCGCCCCTTGCCGTCAGTTCCAAGATTTTCGCCATGTACTCATCACGTTTGCCTGTTACAAATTGCAGTAGATTATCCACCTTCATCCGCCTTTCGCTCATCTCGCTTGTTGTAATTCCGCACGTACTCAATCGCCCATTCCACCAGCCCATCAAAGCTAGGGCGATGATGGTAGCGCAGTTCGTCGCGACGCTCGTTCCCATCGCGATCATATTCAAAAAACGACCATTCTTCCGGTGTCACCGCGCCCAAAGCCGCCGCCACCTCTGCATACAGATAATCGGGATATTTGCGCTTTGGCACTTCCGACCAGCTCCGATCGCCCCAGCGGTTCGGCTTGCGCTTGTGGAAGTAGCTAATCCCACTGCTATCTATGTCGATCGCAAAGCGCTCATCACCGATCCGCCCATGCACCTGAATGAAGTAATCGCCACTGGACGAGCAGTTTACATCCGTGTCCACAATCGCCTTAATTTTTTTGGGCATCAGCAACCCCCTCCAACTGGTACACATTCAGCGGACGCTTGCGCCCTACCTCCGTGCCAATGTGCTTAAAACCTATCTGCCGATAAAACTCGTTCGCCGCGTTGTCCTTTGTGCATTTAAGCCGAACTGGGCGCGGCACCATCTCAACCAGCCACCGCCCCACGCCCGCCCGCAAATGCCCTCTATCAACCGCTATCTCATAGATTGTCTGCCATCCGTCGCGACGGCGACGAAAGTTCACAAAGCCCACCACTTGCCCGCCGATGTCTGCCACAATCAGGCTTTGACGCTCAATGCTTTCCCTCAGTGCAGGAATCATCACGTAGCCCAATTCCATGCGCCATTGTCTCGCCAGCTTGGCAATCATCGGGATGTCGTCATGTGTTGCCAATCGCATCCGCATCAGCTCACCTCAAACCACGCCGCAAACGGCGAACTCATAAGCCTCGCATGATAGTCCTCGCCAGCCGCCGCCACTGCCCGCCGCTTGGGCGCTTGTTGCATCCCATTGCGCAAGCACGTCAGGGCATACCCGCCCAGGTTGCCCGCGCCTTTTTCCGTAGCCAGCGCCAGCGCCCGCCGCACTTCATCCGCCTTGAACGTCAGCAGGTCCGCATAAAGCCGCTCGCTCACCCCGTACTCTGCCAACACTGCCGCTACCCCTTGCTTTGGGCTTTGGCTCTCAAGTGGTTGGCTTTCAGGGCTTTGGCTCTTAGGGCTGAAAATAGATGAGATAGAAGATAGGGATATATTCTTTTTCTCTCTCTCTCTTATATCTATTTCAGCCTGTTTGGCAGTCACATGTGCCTTTGTGGCAGTCAGGTAGTACCGATTACAGCGCATTTTCTTGGCATTTTGGCGTTCACGCTGAACGCTCAACAATCCGTCTGCCTCTAATACAGTCAAGGCTTGTTGCAATTTCGCCCGACTGCACCCAATCGTTTTGGCTAAATCAGCCTGTGGCATCTCCAAATAGAGACGCCACCCGAACAGATCGCGCATCTTTTCAAATATCCCGCGCACCTGCCAATCAAGCGCCTTGATCCGTTCGCCCACCTCATCCCGTGCTACCACCGCCAGCGCTGGCGCTGTGGTCGGTGCCGGTGCGAATCTGCTTACTCTTTGCATCATGATAAACACCTTTCTAGCAAGCTATTTGCAGGGCGCAGGAAGCCTTCCCACGCCCATCATTGACCGATTAACCCGATGCCTCTTTGTACCAATTGCCGAGTATGTCCAGCAATCCGCCTAGCTGACTTTCAAGCCACCCAAACGCAGGTGACACCATTTCGTTCAGCGCTCCAATGTTCAGCGCTTGGTCGCCCTCTGCCAGCTCATACAGCACAGACATGGGCATGTCATCCGTCGCGCCGTTCAAGTTAAACACCTCTGGCATGCCCATCATGAAGCGCACGATCATGCGTATCTCGTCAGGCACATGCACCACACGTTCGCCCTCATCCTCAACACTAGCACCAGCCGCCCCAGATACCGAAAGCCCGTAGATAATCCAGCTATCTGCGCCACTGCTACGCCGCTCGCTGATGTCCCCACGCTTCAGCAGGCGCTCAATTGCCCGCGTCACCGTCCCCGCGCTTTTGCCTGTGGCTTTGATTAAGCTGATCATATTCATTTCGCTGTTCTTCAGTGCCGCCAAGATCATCGCCATCGCGCCGGGGTCGTCCATCTCATCCGCCGCCATCGGTGCCGCCAGCACGTCGCCCGTAGGACCTTGCTTCACAATCACCCACTCATCATGAATCACGGCGTACTTGTTGTTCCCGTGAATCACCTCGCGCTGTCCCGCTTTCCATGCCGTGTCAAGCACCGGGATCGCTTCAATCGGCACGTTCCAGTTCATGCGCGGCTTGCGTGGTGCATCCGTCTTGAGTGGGGTAAACGGTACTTGATCGCGCCCACGCTCAACGGCGATTAAGTCTTTGACCGCCAGCTCAAATATTTTCAGGTCGCCCTCATACCAGGCGATGATCCGCGCCTTGCCTGCTTCATCACCCGTCATCAGGTATTTATTGTGCATCCCCTCAAGGCGCTGGCGCATCGGTTTAAAGTCATCAAGCCCCGCGTCAGTCATCATGTAGATGCTTTTCCGATAGCGCTCCGTCAGCGCTTCCATTTGCCGCTTCAGCGCCAACAAGCCGGGCTGTGCGCTACCGCTCGCAGGCACTGGTGCAAACGTGCGCCCCTCAATTTCCCCTGTGATGCTTGCCAGCGCCAGCTCGGCTTCAATCTCTTTCAGAAGCCGTGCCGCCTCGACTTGGTTATATTCCTTGGTCGAGTGGTTGACGCCCTTAGCGCCACCTTCCAAGTGCGTCACGAACTTGCTCATTAGCGTAGCGAACGGGCCTTGGCGATTGATTGGCAGGTACTCCGTGCGCTCCAACAATGCTTGCCACGCCTGATTTAACTGCGCCTGCCGCTCTTTGATCGTCTGTCCCCACTCATCGGCAACCATTACAGTTGTAATGGTCGGTGGCACTTCTTCAGGCTCGGCAACCTTAACGGTCGTTAAGGTCGGTGCTGTTGGGAAGGCTTCCTCACGTATCTTAGATTCCCCCCAATCCTCGGCATCAGCCTCTTGCCAAATCTCATTCGGGATCTTCAGCAAGCGCCGATATTGCGAGACTTGCGCCATGCTCTTGAGTCCAGTCACCGCTAGCACGTCATTCAGTTTTGCAGGCAGAATGCGCCACTTGTTGCCATCTGCCACCTGGGCGTAATACGCTTGCTCGTTCAGCTCGTCCAGCGCCTCAAAACTCGTTTCGGGATACATATCCATGACTAGGAGCGCCAATTGCCGCGCCATGCCGATCGCGTTCAGCGGACGCCGTGCGCCGTTCTCTGCCGCCTGCTTCCACACGCTCACCCGTTCCCCCACAATCGCAGGAATCCGCCCGAACTTCTTGGCATCCACATACTTGCTCAGTAGCGTGTAAGCCAAGAATCTCCTTTCCCCACTCTCCACCCAGTAGCCCGTGCCTGTTTCAGCTTTGCCGATGCTGATCGGATTGATCAGCCCATCCGCGTGAATCGTCCGCGCCAGTTGCGCCAGCTCCACAAACGCCTTCGTTTGTGGCGACGCCTCATCCATGCCGGGCAAGTCATCATTACTCATGACCGTTTCCATGATCATTTCAGCCATCGCCGTCGCCTTAACCCGTTCATGCGCCGTGTAGAAGTGCCGACCAGCGTCACTTGCCCATAACTCCAAAGCCGTCAGGATGTCGCCATCCCCCAGCCGCATGAACAGCGCAGGGATTGCCCGCCGTGGTTGACGCGGGTCCGGGCGTATCTCTGCCAGCGCCATCGGTTGCGCCACCTTGCGCCCCGTGTCCAGCTTAATCAGGCTCGGTACTTCGTCGGGCAGTGTCCCGTATACGTTCGCGTCCACCGCCCGCCCGTTGCTCATGTCTGTGGGGGATGCCCCTTTGGGCAATGCGTCCGCCGCTTCCACCCCGCCACCAATGGAGTCTGTTTCAAACTTCTTAGCCATTGTCTTGTTTTCCCTTGCTAGAATGTGCCTTCTCAACAATCTTCTTAAATGCCGTCGTTCGTTTCGATAACAGCGAACCCTTCGATGCGCAGTCCAGACAGTAGCTACTCCCATACCCCGCAGGCGAGATGTAGCGCGGCTTGCCACACTTGCACAGCTTCGGCGTCCCCGCTTCAGCCAATCGCGCCATTGTCTCGCCCATGCGCTTTCTGTCGTAGATGTTGCGCTTTTTCAAGCACTCGTTGCACAGCGCCAGCACCTTGCCGCGCTTGGTCACATGCCGCATTTTGCCGCACTTGCACCGCACGTCTGCTCGGTAGCCCGCGCTCCCTTTTTCGCTGTATCGCTCCCGCGAATACGCCGCCCCGCAGGGCAGGCAATAGCCACGTTCCCCCCGCCGTTCGCGGATGCCACAGCGCGGACATAATCCATCCGTGCGCCGTTTTTCGCGCCCATGCCATGCTTTCAGCGCCGCCAATCCGCGTCCAGTCAGCGTGTAACTCTCGCCCAGCTTCCACGAGTACACCGCCCAATCATGCTTTATCAGCGCCTTGCGGGTATGAGTGTGCAAGTGCATTTGCACCGCCACGCCCACGCCCGCCGCCGCCAATCGTGTCAACGCCTGCTCTAAGCTTGGCGTCAAATACGGCGCTGGCATCTTATCCCACCTGCGCCGCATTAACGCTCATTGCCTGCGCCGCTCGCTCCACAAAGCCCCACGCCTCGTCGCTGGCAGGTGACCCCGCAGGCGCATAAGCGAAGATGCTTTGCGTGTTGTAGTTCGCCTCACGCCACGCAGTCCTCATCCCGATCGGAGACCACACCGCCTCTTTGCCAAAGTGCTTGGTAAGTTGCGCCATGCCGTGTTGATGTGCCGCCGTGTTCGGCGCGGTCATGGTCGCCTGCACCCCTAACAATGCCGCTGGTGCTAACCCCTCTGCCGCCCGTGTGGCGTTCATCTGCTTAATGCTAATCAGGCTCTTGCCGAGACCATTCAGCGCCAAGTGTTCGGGCTGAGTCGGGTAAATCATGCCCGTACTCGCCACGTATAACATCAGGTGCATCATGCTCGGTGATGGCGACGTGTCGATGACCACCGTATCGACGAAGCCCTCTAGCTCTGGCAGGCGACGAAGGAGCGCCGCCGCATCATCCACCATCAACGGGATGCCGCGTGTTTCCACGTTGCCCGGCAGAACGAACAAGTCGCCCTCGCCATCGGCTTTGTATCCGCCACGCCACGCTTTCGGCGCAGGACTCGCTACCAAGCCTTCCCAGTTGCTTTCTTGCACCAGCAAGCGGTACAAACCGCCGTACTCCTTGCACCCTAGCGCCAGCGTACTATGCGCTTGCGGATCACTGTCGATCAGCAACACCCGCCGCCCCATGATCGCCAAGCCCGCCGCCAGCGTCACCGCTAGGGTGGTTTTACCCACGCCGCCTTTTTGATTCAGTAACGTTACTACGTCCATTTAGACCAGCTCCATCTCGCTATGTTTTTCAATCCGTTGCCAAATTTCATCCGCCCGCACGCCCAGTTGGTGCGCGCTCCACAAGTCCAGCATATTGCTAGGGCAGGTCATCACCTTAATCATTAGCGTCTCGCCTGTGCTGGTCGCTGTCTCCACCTGCAACTTCTTTTCCCGCGTCCACGCCGTTTTCGTCACTTTCACCACATGCCAGCCATCGCACGCCTCGCGCGGCTCTGCCAGCACATAGACCACTCGCTCGTTCATCCTCCGTGCCTTTCGATAACTTACTTTCTAGCAACCG